CCTGTTCTCTTCTAATAAATCAGCGTTAGTTCTTCGTGTCATTTGATAACTCCTTGTGGTGGGTTCGAGGGATTGAGTCCCTCAGTCAGCCTAGTTAAAGGCTGAGGGAGAGAGTCAGACCGCTTGCAGTTCTTCAGCTTTACCAGCTACACACATGCAGTGGTCAGTGACTACGACCCAGACCATTTCACAGAGCAAAGTATTAAGCGAGTGCTTGCCTTTACTCATCTGTTCCAGGTAATCGTCACCATAAATAGAACTTAAGTAGTCCTCTATTTCATTTCTGTGCTGCCAAAAGAACTTATTAACCTCGTTGTAGTAGATGAACCCAGACACTCCCCCTTCACATCCATGACGGGCAATGTCTCGGCACTCTTCAACGTCATCAAAGCGTTCGTCTAGTGCACGGAATAATTCAGAAGGCATGATGTCCTCTTGTGGTGGGTTCCCTCTTATTTGAGGGAATAGCTCGGAGAGGAATTGAACCTCTCCAAACGGCCTTTACCGTGGAGCTTTTGCATACTGTCTCTCTTTGAATAGTTCTAACTGGTAAGCAGTCTCAAACTTGATTGCTTCAAGCCAGATAGACATTTCTTTCAAGATAAACATGTGATGTCTCCTTGTGGTGGGTTATTCCCTCTTTCGAGGGAAGGGCGAGGGATGGAGTTGAACCACCCCTTCGAGCCTTACTCGTCGCCTATGTCGTCGTTCTCCATTTCCATTGAGTGTTCAAGATCCATCATGCAATCCAGGAGATCTCCCAAAGGCGTGCCTTCGTATTTCTCCCAGTCTTCTTCCTCCGTCTCATTGCGAAACTTATGGAAGGCATACACGACTCTCTCTGCGTCCTCAATTGCGGACTGGAGTACGTCAACATGATCAGTCATTGACATGGTGGTGGGTTGTCTAGGTTCTGCCGAGATTGCCCCGACATATCCATCATAGTCCATAGACAATCTTTTGACAATGGGCGGCTAAAAAGAAACACTCAGATTAACTGGTAGGACTGGGAAAATTCATTGATATTCAGTGATACCACCCCCCTCCCCCTCTCTGATCTTTCTGCGAAGGGGCACGGGGGGTAGCAGCCCTTCCTACATCCTGCGTAAGCCCCTCAGATTTTTGCAATAAAAAAGTAAGATCGATCTTAGATAGGGGGCGGATCTGTTTCTTCATATATGGACAGCCAGTGAGGGACTGTTATCTTTCGTGTGTTGATGCTCTAGGAATGTTCCCCATCACCCGATAGAGTGTCAAAGAAGGGAGTTCTCCTGTGGTGGGTGGGACTCCCGTACTATTTGTGATTAATATGAGGGAAATATCAATGAATTATGAAATCGACAGATGTATTAGCTGATGTCCATGAGTTATTAGCTCATTGGTGTTTGAATAAGTTGAGGGAAGGGGAAGTAAATGCGGCAGATCTGAATATTATTAGGCAGTTTCTGAAAGATAACCAGATCAGTGCGCAACCAGTAGAGGAAACGAGTTTTGGGGAGTTAGCTAGGGCACTGCCTGAGATAGAAAATGTAGTGCAATTGCAGAAGAAGAGGGCATGATGACTAAAGCAGACCTTTGGAAAGAAGACATCGTTGTAATAACGATTGTTTTATCTTTAGTTTTCTATGATTTTATTAGGAAAGAGTGGAGAGAATTTAAGTGAAGAAAGGATGGGAACCATTACCTGAACCCTTTAGTGGGGACTTCAGATATTTCTTGGTAGTGGTGTGGCAACACCTTCAATTACCAAAACCGACACCGATTCAGTTAGATATTGCTGAATATATGCAAGAGGGGCCTAAGAGAAGGATCATTGAAGCGTTTAGGGGAGTAGGAAAGAGTTGGATGGCAGCAGCTTATGTACTTTGGCTGCTAAGGAATGACCCACAGAAGAAAATTATGGTGGTGTCGGCTAGTAAAACAAGGGCTGATGATTTTGCACAGTTCTGTTTAAGGCTAATTAGGGAGATGAAGATACTGAAGTGCTTAGACCCTGATCGAGATGAGCAAAGAAGTGCAAGTAATAGGTTTGATGTAAGGCCATCGATACCAGATCAGAGTCCGTCGGTAAAATCAGTGGGTATTTTTGGGCAGTTGACTGGATCTAGGGCAGATTTGATCCTTGCTGATGACGTTGAGGTTCCAAATACTGCTTGGACAGTAGGAATGAGGGAGAAATTACTGCATTCAGTGGGTGAATTCAACGCAATCTTGAAGCCTGGTGGGGAGATCATGTTCCTTGGAACACCCCAGACAGAAGAAAGTATTTATAACAAGCTGAGAACTAAAAGTTATCAGTGTCGTATTTGGCCTTCTCGTTATCCAAAGAAACCTGAGAAGTATGGAGATGCTCTCGCTCCAGTAATCCTGGATAGATGTGTTGATAGAAAGAATATGCCAACTGATCCAGATCGTTTCTCTGATATAGATCTAGTTGAGAGAGAAGCCAGTTACGGACGATCACAGTTCACCCTCCAGTTTCAGCTTGATACTACTCTTTCTGACCTACAACGCTTCCCTCTTAGGTTGAGTGACTTAGTTGTCATGGAAGTAGATCAGAATGCACCAGAGAAGCTTGTGTGGTCTTCTGGTGCTGAATACAGGATCAATGACTTACCGACTGTCGGCTTTAGTGGGGATTATTACCATCGCCCTGCATTCATTCATGGAGAGTGGATTGAGTTTCAAGGATGCGTAATGTTCGTTGACCCTTCAGGTAGGGGTATGGATGAAACTGCTTATGCAATAGTCGCTCAGTTAAATGGAAATCTATTTGTATTAGAGGTCGGTGCTTTTAGAGAAGGTTATACAGAGCCAGTTTTAGAAGGTCTAGCCCAAGCAGCAAAACGACAGAAAGTAAAACTGATTCTCCTTGAAGACCAGTTTGGACAAGGAATGCTGCAAAGCTTGCTCCAACCTTATTTGAGAAATATATACCCATGCACTATTGAACCAGTAAGAAGCAATATGCAAAAGGAAAGAAGGATCATTAATGCAATTGAACCTGTCTTAAATCAACATCGATTGATAATTAATAGATCTGTCGTCGAAAAAGATTCACAGCCTAGAGAGGATGATCCAATAGAAACAGCCTTGGCATATCAGTTGTTCCACCAAATGACGCACCTGACTGTTGATAAAAATTGTTTACAACATGATGACAGATTGGACGCATTGGCTGGAGCTATTGAATACTGGAATGAATCTCTTGCTATAGATGAAAATAGAGCCATTAAAGAACGTGAAACAGAACTCTGGGATCTTGAACTGGCTGCATACAAGGGAGATCTTGAAGGGGCTCTCGACGCAAAAATACTTGGGATTCCTCTTGGGTCGCTTGCACAAAGTCGAGGAAAAGAAAACTGGATCGCAGATAGAGAAAAAGTCGGACGTTGAAAGACCAAGGGCTTGGGTTATTCGTTTGCCTAGTGGCTTTTTAGGAACGATTGAGTACGGTGGTTTTCAAACTGTTGTTATGGCCGCTAATGCTGATAGTGCTTGGGATGTTGCTGCTGAAACAGACTCTTGGGAAATGCTGGATTTTGATGTAGATACTGTGATGGTCTTTCCTAAAGACCCTAGATAATTATCGCCAGTTGCGTGGTTTCATTTCTGCTACTTGTTTTTCAAGAGCATTGATTCGATGGAATAATTCACGGATATCTCGTTCTTTTCTTGAGCTGTTATTACTTACAGCAACTACGACAGTTGTCGCAGCTACACCAATAAGAGCTGCCCAGATTTCAGTCATATTTTTTTAATCCATTCTTTGCCAGTAAAGACATAATCAATGCCTTTAATTCCACCAGTATTAGCGACATCTCCTGTCTTCCAAGTTTTAGTTTCTCCATTTGGGCCTAGAGATCGGGAAGAATATGATCCCGTATTTTCTCCTGCCATTGCACCTCCAGCTGAGCACATAGTTGTAATTTTGTATTTAATTAAGTTTACAGCTAGTCTTTAGCCGTGTCTCTTTCTATTTATGTCAGACCAACAGACCGCCCCACCTTCTGATAAGAAGGAAGAAAAGAAGAAAAGTGTATTGAATAAACTTCAGGAGATGACTCCCGATAAAGATGAACAGATTGCTTTAGTCGGAGTAGCAGTCCGTTTAGGAATTGTGGTGTGGTCAGGATTCTGTCTCACATTGGCTTATATAGATATTCCAGGCTTCGCTAAACAGACCTTCGACCCGACCTTTATTGCAAGTATTTTTACATCGACTTTAACTACTTTCGGCGTCCAGGCGGCATCTAAGAAGGGTGGCGGAGGACTCTCTAAGGATGACGTAGAGAAAATGATGGCCTCTAGACCTGGAGCTGGTGAACAAGTTATTAGAGTACAAACTCCAATCCGAATCCAAGCACCAGACGGACAAGAGATTCAGCGGATTGTTGAAGCTCCTGTCAAACCACCTACTCCACCAGAAGAAACCGCATGAAGAAGTTACTGTTCCTGCTACTGCCTGGCTTGGTGGCGGCAACTCCACTTAAGGGATTATGTGATGTACGCCACTCAATAACTACGTCAAGTCAGCTCACGGTTAACGGTGCTTACACAGATGCTTCCAGAATAGGTTCAACTTACGCAGTCTCAGGTTCCAATATCAAACTTGCAACCGATGCTCACTTTGGGAAGTTAACTGCTGGGACCGCTACCACCGCAGCCACTTTGGACGTTGGAGCTTATGACATAAATACAGCAGGAAGTGCATTCTCATTTTCTGAGACATGGACCCAGGGTGATGCTACTGCTCCAATAGGAACTGGAGTTGATGTTACTTCTGGAGTCGTGGTAGACATGCCTGCTTACGGAGAAACTTTAACAATGTCGGGCGGTGTGGCAGGCAGTTTGGCCGCAACTGTTGTTAGTTCTGGCGTTGTAACTATAACGGCCGGAGGTGCTGGGACTTCGGCAATAGGAAGCATGGAGAGTGCTTTAACTATTAAGTGATGAAGCGGCTTTTGCCACTGTTATTACTTATAAGTTCTCCTGCTTATAGTGTTCCTGTAGTGCCAAACTTCTCACAAGGAAGCATGCAAAGTACCACCCGAACTGTTTCAACAGTGGTAGAAAGTATCGTTTCAAAAGATTATAATACTGGCCATCAGTATTCAGTTAATGGTTCTAATCTGACAATCAATGGTTCAACAATTTCCCCAAATAGTACCTCTGTAACAGGATCAATTGATGGGCAATCACAATCATGGACAGGCTTAGACTTCAGCACAAAACCAAACGTGACTATCACGAATGGTGGTCAACCCTTCCAATACGTAGAGACGTATCGAGGGCCAGGATTGTCCAACATGACAACTATAAATCGAACAACAAATATAGAAAGTACTACAGAAACTGTCTCTGTATTTGCACAATAATCTTCCATTTAGGTGGGGCCGCTGTGGCACAGACCAGTTCCACAGCAGCACCCGTAGCAAACTCTAGCGGATCAGTAACAAATATGGGAATACAAAACCTCCCTGGAAATAGTGTTACGAATCATTACGGAGGTAATATTATTTGCCAGGGCCCGATGTTAACTGTCTCGCCATTTGTCACTGATTCACATACATTTAGTAAGCCAAGAGAGTACTGGTACGATGCGCCATCTTACAATGACGACGGGAGTTTAAGCCACTATGTTGCTACACGTACTGGACAAAAAGATAACTATGCTTTGAACCTTGGCATGTCTCTTAATTTCTCAATACCATTAGATGGTTCACTTCAAAGAAGATGTAAATCTGCTGTAGATAAGCAGCTTGCTTTACAACAAGAATTAGTAAATTTCAAAAGATTAGACTTTGAAATTAGTCGTCTTAAGAATTGCGGAGAGCTTATGATGAAGGGCATTGAGTTTCATCCAAAGTCTCCTTATTACAAGATTTGCGCTGATGTAATTGTAAAAGCAAAGCCTGGGCAAGTTTTACCTCATAGGCATACTCTTAAACCTTTAGAGGTGGTAAACCCCGCTTCTCCCGATAAGCGTTAGCACGTTTTTCTGAAGGAGTTAAAGATCTAACTGGCTTACCTAATCTCTTTTTAATCTTATTAATTATCTGTTTTACTACTGGCTTGACCACACGTAAGAGGAGAGGGGTGGCCAAAGCGGCAGAAGTGGCAATGAGAGTAATGCCAGTAGTACTAACAACCTGTGGAGCAGTAGGGATAGCATTCACTACTTGCTGAGTCATTGTCAGTTTCTTGTACTGAGTGACGCAACGGTTCCCTATTAATTGATATCCAATTATTTCTTTCCGTCCATCCTCGATTTTAGTTCCAATTTCCGCCGCTCCAGGTGGCGGGCAATCCTCGATCTTCTTGGGGGGAGGTGCGTCTGCTGCTGGGATTTCTGGTTGTGGATATCTTTGTGGCTTGGCGTCCTGTGTATATAGAAGTTCCTCTGGCGTGTAGTCCATTGCGTCATAGCTTGGATACTCCGCATCACAGAAGACAACATTTCCTTTTGGGTCGTTGGTTAGTAATGCACTATTCTCTCTACTATCCTTTCTCGTTTCAACACATCCAGGCATGTTAATAATAGGAAAGCCAAGAGGTACCGTTACTGGTACTGCAATATCTAAAGACTCAGGTGATGTTATTTGCCAGATCCGAACACTTGGCGTTTGGATCGGATTGATATTGATCTTCGGTATTTCGCTCACGATGATAGAGCCCGTAGCGAAGTTGTTGTTTCCTTAGTTCTCTGCAATGAGAACATTGGCATTCAGTCTTTTTCAAGTTCGTCAGCTTTAGCAGCTAACCCTGTAAATAATCCATGCTGAGGATGTTCAGGTCTATGCCGACCATCAAGAACATAGAGGTTTTGCATTCGTTGCACTCTTTCCTTTTGTTCTTTTACGAACTTAGGGCCCATCTCAAATTTCATTTTAGAAAGGTAATTTTATGCCTTTTGGATTTGCAGTAGGTAGGGCAGGGCTCGATAGCCCAGGTAGTTTTATGGATTTTGTGACCTGTTGAATTGCCTTATCCATCAAGGCATCCTTGTTCCCTTGGAACCAGAAGTACCCATATGCCCCGCCACCAAGAATTGCTATAACTCCAACGCCTGAAGCAATTGCAATTCCGTCAATGATTTTTCTCATGATGATTTATTTGCAATTAAATGTGCCTTGTACGCATCTTTTACTGATTGAGTCCAAGATGCATTACATATAGCTTGCACATCAGCATCTAATCCACTTATATCTGTTGATACAAAATTATCACTGCCATCTATATCTCCAGGTGTATACATTGACCTATGAAAAGATTTACTTAGTTCTGTTCCGTCTTCATCTATAACAGTTGCTTGACGTACATGAACGTGTTTAAATTTGCCAATCACTTCAATTTTATCGTTTGATACTGTTTTGTTTAATGCCATTAGGAAAATTCCTCCAAATTTAATAGGTTTAGGCTAATCAGCAGCGACATATGAGCCACTGAGATAATAGTTTCCATTATTTATTGCTGCATGTGTTAGGTAAACAAAGTTACCAGAGTTACCATCTCCACCTTGTTGTACTGCCCAATAATGGTTTGCATTACTAGGACTTAGTTGACAGAAGTTGGAATTACCACTATATGCAATCCCATCTCCTAGAATCACAAGCATTGCTGGATAATCTTTTGATAACCAAGGTAAACCTGACATAGTGATATTACCGGTAGAACTTCCCTTGGATTGTACATTTAGCTGACATTGAACAGTAACTAGGTTACCAACTTTAGTGTATCTACCAGCTTGAGTTGTATAACTTTGACCTGTTGTTCCTCCACCAAATAGAAGTGTAGGAGTCCAAGTTCCATATTCATAGTCGTGAAGTAACTCATCACTTTTCGTACCACCATACGTACCATTGTTCGCATCAGTAGTAGCACTAAAATCAATACCGTGACCAGACGTTCCTATTACTAGGTCGCCATCAGTTATTTCTAGATTTCCAGTATCAGAAACCTCAATAAGTGGCGCACTATTATCTGCTTTGCGGAATTGCGCCCCACCACTACCACCATAGAAATATGACATTGTCGCATCTACTTGTACTACGCTATGTCCACCACCTTTTATCCAAGTATTTACAGTAGGTAAATCAAGGTTAGTCCCATCAAAGGTAAGATTAGCCTCACCTGCAATAGCGTTCGCTCCTGTAACAGTACAAATTTGGTTATTGGTTGAACCTGTTAAAGCTGTTCCTGCTGAAACTGTTTGCCATGAAGAAGTTCCATCTCCATCTTCTCTTAGGAACTTAGTACCACCTGATTCACCAGTAGATTTAACTTGAGTTCCTTCTGATACTGCATCTTCAAAAGCTGGTTCAGCTCCAGCCCCAGCTGAAGTTAAGACTTGACCATCAGTGCCTGGCCCGATTGCTACTGGATTACCTGATGCGTCATAACTGATAATTTTGCCATCAACACCTGCTTTGATTTCAGTTAGATCAATAGCATCGTTGGCTACTTTGGCTTGAGTGACAGCATCATCTTTAACGCCGTCAGTGTTGACTTGTGTTAATGCCATTAATCTGCTGCCTCCGCTGTGTTACCTGCTGCTACCCATTCTAGGTATTCTTGATAATCTGTGTTTGCTTCGTCAAAAGGAAAGATGAAAGTATGTGACCCTTTTTCTGTCTTAACTTGATCTACTATTTGTTCAGTTGGATTTTTTACAAGTTTGTAAATTGGATTTGTTGGATATGCCATAGTTTAAAGTTCCGCAGAAAAGGCGAGATAAGCGTTTGTGTCATCTGTTCTAACAAAAGTGGCATGACCAGCAGTACGACCACTAACGCCCCCGGTACTATTTGCGTTCAAGCCTATGCAGGTAGGTGAAGGATTCCAAACCGCTCCAAATGAATTAAACGCATCAGAACCACTATTGCTATAAACTTTGTAATAATCTGTACCTGTTACTTGATCTAAAGTGGGATTTGCTCTCATAGTTACTGGTAAATCAATCATTCCAAAAATATCATTAGCTGCATAACATGCAAAAGGTCCTATTGAGTAAGGACCTGACCCATCTGCACCTGTAGCATGTCTATAATAATACCTCTGACACCTAGCTAATTCATCACCATACAACCTATGTTCAAACTCAGTGGCTGTATCTCCTACTTCTAATTGAACGCCAGTAATTTCAAATGTTGCATCGTCTGTGTAGTACCAAGTGGAAGTGTTATCAGGCGTTCTTGTACCACTAGCATAGGTGGCCCATGTATTTAAGGTAGGAGTAGCCGTGAAGTCAGTTCCTATAAAGGGTATAATATAAAGATTTAGACCTCTACCATTATTATTATCAATAGTTATATTTGAATTTCCAGGGATAGTTTTAGTTATTTTCGTCCAAGTATCAGCAGATAAAGAACCTGTTTCGAACGGGTAATTATAAGCTGTTCCATCTTCTATCTCTAAATGTCCATAAAAGTTTTGTGCAACACTAGATTTTACCCAGAAGGATAATGTTATATAACTAGAAGCGGATGTATAATCCCAACCCGAATTAGCAATATTTTGAGCTTCTATATATTGAACAATCATAACCTGATCACCCGCTACAGCTGTAGATTCGTCTTGATCTCCGTTTGTTAAATGGAAAGAATTTCTAAAACCTTTAGCCCAAGGACCAGTATCGCTAGAAGTTAATGTGTGTTGCGCCTGTGTAATAGCTTCATTTGTGCCATAAAAAGTGCAAGAGAAACGATCAACAGTTGCATAAGTTCCAGGAGAACCTGATGAAGTTGAAGTTCCCCTCTGAGCCACTTGCATCGCACCATTAATTATCAAGTTGCGATTAGGTAAGTTAGTGAATTTACCTGTATCTGCCGTAATAGTAGATCCTGTTATTGCACACTTTCCATCAGAAGCAAGCGTAATGGCATTTCCATTAGCTCCTGCGGAATCTGATATGGCGTTGACTTTAAGTGTGCTCATGCTGCTACCTCCATTACTGTAATAACGCTAGCAGTTCTTGACCCAGAATCGCCATCATTATCATTTACGGTTCTGTTTAAATAAACAGTACCGCTTTCATCTCTCCACTGAAGCTTATATGTTGTAGCACTTATTGTACTTGGTGAGTCTAAATACGAAAATGAAAATGACTCTTGTAAGTTTGAATCACCAGATTTGTGGAATATACAAGTACATGATACGCGGCTACTAGAACTAGCACCAACTCCTATTACAGTAGAGTCTCTCATAATACGTATAAAACCAAGATTGTTGGTAGAACCCGATCCATTAAAGGTAACTAAAACCTTACTTGCATTACTTGTTGGCGTTATAGATACACTTAAGCCTGAAATATCTGTCCATGTAGTTGTATCGTGAGAAGCAGTATCAGTTTTAACTGTCTGTACTACTTGTACGATACTTCCTGTCGCTGGACTATTGTTAGTAACTATTGTTCCATCAGCATTACTAGGTAGATATAAAGTTCGATCAGAAGCAGGGTTAGATTGCGGAGCTGCGATGCTCACGCTATTTCCTGATGCGTGTGGCAGTTTAATACTTCCCATTATGGTTTCGGATACTTATCTTTGGTGGTTTTGATGGTAGCCTTCCAAGCATCTATACCATTATGGTATATGTCGTCAAGCTGATCGACCAGAGAAGGGTATTCGGCTGATCTTTGTCTTTGATAATTAGAATTATTCCATTCAGTTCTTAATTCAGCAAGCTTAGTAGCTATAGCTGATTCTGTTGGCTTGGTTTGTCCAGAGGGTACTGATAGTTTTGAGTAATCAGTAGCAGGAAGATCCCATGAGAAGGCTGTTATACCTAATGCACTTACAGCATCGTTATTGTTAGGTTCTCTACTTTTTGTATATGCCATTATGCTGCTACCTCCCAACAGTTAATAATTCCTTTGGTGTATAAATTGAAATTCAAAGCTTTACTTGTCTCATCTAAATCACTATAAACTTTATGAGTTTCTGCTGTTCCTGCTGTTCCTGCAGTTTCTGTCCACATAAACGGTCCTTCTTGCCAGTATAAATCATCACCAGTACCACCTGAATTATGCCAAGAAATATTAGTACCGCCTGAGTGCCAGTAATAATTACTGCCGTCATCTTTAGATACTGATAGAGAAAAGGATTTTTGCGTACTCTCTCTATTAACGCCTACAGCTAGTATAAAAACTAATGTGCTATCAGAAGCTACAGGTGTAATAGTATTGTACATATTTATATATGTCTTACTTGTACTGGAAACACTAGAAATGCTTGTTACAGTACCTTCACTATATTGAAGAATTCCAGCTGCAGCCCAAGCATTATCTCCTCTTAAAAATGTAGAGGAACTTGCAGTACCTGTAGCCGATAAGTCTGCAATCCCTACAGAATCATCAGCCATGCAGCCATTGTCAATTGTATTGTCAGGTAAGCCGCCTACGGCTAAACCTCCAATAGTATTATTCGATCCGTTTAACGTGAGTGCCATAGTTTGATTCTAGCTGATAGCTAAGACTCCGTTAATAGTTAGGGTAGCAGAAATTGCCAGAGGGCCAACAGCATGTGCTCCTTTCCCTGATGCAATCGTATAGTTATTAGTAATCGACTGACTGTTTTCATATAAGCAACCATCTGCTACAGCACCTACAACGTCAGCCCATACAGGGTCATTGGCCCCAATCTTTAGGAACTGGCCGTCTGTTCCTTTGGCTAATCTGGCATCTGCACTTGCACCTCTATAAATAATATCTCCTCTAGTTGTCGTTGGAGAGCTAGCATCTGCCCAAAGCAGGCCACCTGTCTGCCCTGACTGTGCTTGCAGAAACTTTCCATTGGTCGGTGAGTTACCAATACTTAGCTTTGCTTCTGTAACTGTTCCATCAGATACAGTGCCAATGTTAACTGTTGACCCTAGCGTAATGATAAAGAAAGGAGCACTAGAAGCTGGTGCAGCACTGAAGATAATCGAACTTCCATCTATTGCAAATCCTTCTGATGGTTGACTCGTACCTGTGTTAGGTTTCTGAACAACACCGTTCACAGAACAGATTAATTGTTGAGCCAAAGAAGGTGGATTGTTTAATACAAACCTATATGCACTTCCATTAAATGATGCACTATTACCACCTGTTCCGTTATAGGAACTAAGAGTATTAAAGTTAAAACTACCAATCGATTGAACTTCTTTATATGCGCTAGTACTTCCGTCATATACCAGCATCTTGTCAGTGCCAGTGTTATAGAACAGATCACCAGCATGGTTATCACTAGAAGGATTAGAACTGCCTACTCTGTATCTCTCATTGAAATCGTTAATATCATCACTTAGTGCTTTAACGTCACTCTCTTTTGCTAGCTGCTTGTGATAAACATATCTATGAACAGCAGGTGTTCC